CCTTACGCGCCCGGGTTCTTGTAGAGGCCACGCCAGTCGATGGCCTTGGCGCCGAAGTCGAGGCGGCACTTGATCTCGACGCCATCGACGTCGAAGCCGTTGCGGGTCTCGATATAGGCGCCCTGCTGGCCTTCCAGATAGGCGTATTCGATGGTGTCGATCTGGTTGGGCGAGGCCGCGAGATACCAAGAGGTGGCGCTGGCGGCATCGAGGCGCGGCTCGCTGATCGGCGACAGCGTCCGGATCGACTGCGGCACCACCTTGGCGCTGTCGGCCGGGACAAGGTTCTGGGCGACCAGTTGCTCGGCCTTCAGTTCGAGGGCCGCGGGGACAATCAGAAAGGCGGGGCGGATGTTCAACACGGTCTTCTTGTCGAGGCCGGTCTGCAGCGCCATCGCCGCCCGGGCCGCGCCGACGCTCGCCACATCCAGTGCCGCACCGGTGCCTGCGAGGTTCTTGTGCGTGGTGTGGAACAGCGCGTTGCCATCGGCCATCGCCGGGTTGGCGGTGATGATGCCCCAGACTACGTCCGACTCCAGCTGGGCGATGGAGTTGCCGTACATCGCCGGGATCCGGGTGAAGGCATCCAGATCGTCGTTGATCAGCACCTGCCGGGTGATGGCCACGACCCGGCCGTAGGTCTTCACGCGGTAGCTCTCCTTGCTCTCGCCGAGCGTGCCGCGCTTGAACTCGCCGCTTTCGCCGACCTCCAGAAGCTGCGGCGCTTCGCCCAGCTGGACGCGGTGCATGGACTTGAAGTCGGTCGCCAGCACCTGGCGGCAGAAGAGCGCGAAGGTCCGGGGATAGGCGTCATAGGCCTGCCGCAGGGTCTTGTTGGTGACGGCCGACAGGATCTCGGGGAAGTCCGAGGTGGAATGCAGCGCCCGGGTCGCCACCTCGTCGCGCGACAGGCCCCGCGTGTTGACCCCGGCATTGCCGAGGCTTTCGCGCGCAAGTTCCAGCAGCGTCATGCCGCGATACTGGCGCGCGGCATCTTCCAGCGGAAACAGCGTCGGGCTGTAGCGGTGCAGGAGCGCATTCGCCACGGCGTCGCGGCGGGTGATGCGCTCGTCGCGGCCGCCGAGGGGCACGGAGACATGCGGGAAGGTCCGGGTCTCGTCCGATTTGGCGGCGACCTGGTCGAGGATCAGGCGACGGGACTCGTCGACGCTGACGCCACGCCTGACCAGGTCCTCGGCGAAGCTGCGTTCGAGGTTCAGACGGCCGGTCAGGTCGTAGATCGTGGACACACGGTCTCGCTCGGCCTCGCGGGCGCGGGTGGCGATGGCCTCGCTGTCGGGTGCGGCAGCCGGTTCCGGCATGCGCCTGGCGGCCTGTTCGGCCTGCGCCGGGGCCGCGACAGGCGGCTGGCGGGTTTCATGGCTGGCGGGAACATCCCCGGCCACGTTGGTCGTGCTCTCAGGCATGGATGCCTCCTTTTGCATGCGGGTGTCGACGATCTCGACGGGATAGCTGGCCTGATCCGCGGCGCGGACCTGCGCGCGGGGATCGGCGGGAACGGTCACGAAGCTGACCTCGAGCGGCGTCCAGCGTTCGACGATGCGCTGCTCGACCTCGCCCTTGGCGGCGGACTCCACCACCTTCACCCGCTCGATGGAATAGCCGACCGAGACGTTGCGGATGATGCCGTCGCTGATCAGCCCGAACATGCGGTCGGCGGCCTGGTCGAGCCCCTCACGGGGGAAGCGGATGGTGGCCTTGCCTTCCTTGCCCTCGATCCAGGCGCGTTCGACCACGCCCACCTGCGAATGCGAGGACCAGACCGAATGGCTGTCGAGCGCCGGGGCCCCGGCGTTGAGGCGCGTCAGGTCCACTGCGCGGTCGCTCACCTCGAGGATCTCGTCGAAGGGCACGGAGGTGTCCCAGCCGGTCCAGCGCCGCCGCCGGACGGCTGCGCCGGTGGTGAAGACGACGTCGACCGATCTAGCCTCGGAATTGACGGTCGCGGGCAGGATGGGCGCGCGCCGCAGCTGCATCGGCAGGGCGACCGGCGCCGCCATGATCGTGTCGGGCATGGCCCTATTCCTTCTCTGGTTCGGATGCGGGAGCGGTCGGTTCCTTGGCCGGATCGCCCGCCTGCGCGCTGCCAGTCTTGGTGACGCGGCGCGGGTCGCTGTCGAGCACGAGGCCGAGGGCATCCAGCTTTGCGTTGGTCGCGGCGATTTCTGCCAGCACCGCGTCCGGGTTGTGGCCCTGCCGGGCAATGGCCTGCGCCAGCGTCATGGTGCCGGTCCGGATCGCCAGCAGGTCGGCCATCGCGTCCTTGTAGGGATCGACCGCGTCGAACTTCGGCGGCGACCATTCCACCGGCACATCCGGAGTCGGGATCTGCCCTGCTGCCCATGCAGCCTCGGTGAACCAGCGCCAGACCGGCGCGCAGAGCATCGGGATGAAGAGCTGCCACTGGACCGCGTCGATCATGCGGCGGAACTCGACGAGACCCGCCCGGATCGAGGAATAGTTGACCTGGGACAGATCCCCGGTCAGCAATTCGTAAGGCACCCGGAACCCGGCTGAGATCGTGTGCAGGCTGGCGCGCTTGTATTCACCGTAGCCGCCGGTCGCCGAGGGCTGGTTGAAGCGGATGTCCTTGCCGCCGCGCGCATAGGCAATCAGCCCGGGCTCGAACTGCTCGACCCGGTTGCCGTCGGCATCGACCACGGACGGCGCGATGCCCTGCTGAGCCTCGTCGTCGCCGAAGACGATCGCGGTGACGCAGGCCTCGGTCTTCTTGCGGACCAGTTCTGCCACCTCGTAGTCGTCGAGGTCACGCAAGCTGCGGATCACCGGTGCGCCCCAGGGAACACCGCGCGCCTGTGTGCGCTGTTTTTCGTAGACATGGGCGATCTCACTCGCCGGGACCGGGCGGCTTTGCAGCCCGTTCTGCAAGGCGCCATAGGCGTCGCCCGGATGCTCGGCGTGCAGCCAGTAGGCCCGCCGCTTGCCGACCGGGTCGAACTCGATCCCCTGCACCAGCCGCCCCGCGCCGAGGGCGCCGGATTTCGTGGCGTCGAGGATGTCGGCCTCCAGCACCTGCAACTGAATCGGCACCGGCAGACCGTCGCTGGCGCGCCGCAACCGGCGGCGGACCAGAACTTCGCCTGCCTCGACCATTTCGCGGCAGATCAGCGTCTGCAGCCCGTAGAAGTCGAGCTGGCCATCGGCATCGCACTCCGCCGTCCACCGCTCGAACAGCCCATCGACCTTTCGGTCCAGCGTGTCGTCGCCACTCGCCGCACGCGGCATGATGCCCGCACCGATGATGTTGTTGACCAGCACCGCGACGGCCTTGGCCGCGTGCGGGTTGTTGCGCACCAGATCGCGCATCCGGTCGCGCAAGAGCGCCCCAGCCACGCCGATCTCGGTGTCGGCCGAGGATCCCGGCGCGCGCCACCCGTCCGTGCGACGGCCCTTGGACGCCCCGTCATAGCCGCGCGTCAGGGTCTCGAAGGCCTGCCGCGCCAGCACGCGACGGGCGGCAGCCCGAGGCGCGATCGTCGCGATAGCGTGATCGAACCAGTTGGCCGACATCAGCGATCCCCGCGCGAGAAGCCCGCCAGCCCGGCGACCGGCAGAGGTCGGGTCGTCCCCGCGATGGCCCGTTCGATGGTGCGGATGCGGCCGAGCAGATCCTCCGCCGAGCCGTAGTCGACCGACTTGCCGTCGTAACTGACCCGGGTCGTGCCGCTGGCATAGGCCCGGCGCAGGGCTGCAAGTTCGGTTTCCGTCCAGTCGGTCATCAGAACCATCCTCCGCGTCGGCCAAGCCAATCCGACTGCCGTTTTCCCTGGGGCGCGGTTTGCGGTCGATTGACCCGCCCCGCACCATCGATTTCCGTTGGCGCCGCCCCGAGCTGATCCTCGAGGTCGCGCCATTTTTCGTCGGTCCAGCGATCCGCACCCGCGATCCAGGCGGCGGCGCGGGCATAGACCCGGCAGTCCAGCGCCTCGTTGCGTTCGCGCAGCTTCTGCCATTCGAGCTTGGCGAAGCCGCGCTTCGTGCGCACCGTCACCAGCTGTTCCGCTACGACCTGTTTCAGCCATTCGCTTTCCACCCATGTCGGCAGGTGGATCGTCCCGGGCGGGAACGCTGCGCCCTCGGCGCGTTCCTCATCGGTCGGCCTCTCCAACCGAAGGAAGCGATAGGTCTCGGCCTTGAAGGTCGACACAGCCACGGTCCAGAGCCGCGCCCCCCGCCGCAGACGTTTGCCGCCCTCGGTCGCGTCGACGAAGGTCGGGCCGGACACCGGACTGGATCGGTTGAACCCCTCGACGCCCTTGACCGGCGAGACCTGCGCGAAGCCCTGCGCCCGCGACCAGGAATAGACCGCCGGGGCCTCGTAGCCGGTGTCGATGGCGAGCCGAGCGATGCGCAGCTGCGCGCCGCGTTCGTGCGGCCAGCTTCTGTCTAGCAGCGCGGTCAGTTCCGACCATGCGTCGTGCCGATCCGGCCCGCCCTCGATCACGACGTGATCGACCAGCCAGCTTTCCAGCCCACGCCCCCAGGCCCAGACGTCGACCTCGATCCGGTCCTTCTGCACATCGGCCCCGGCGGTCAGGAACAACCCGCCCGCTGGCACCGTGCCGGATGTCCAGCGCTCGCGCCGGTCGTAGAGCCGCTGCCAGTCGGGGGCTTCCCCGGTTTCGACCCATGTCTCGCCAAGGATCGTGTTGCGGAATGCCTTGATCGCCTCGTCCGATCCTTGGGCCGCTTCCCATGACCGCACGATCCGCTCCCAACTCAGCCAGCCGATCGGCGAGTACAGCGCCGAGAGGTGATACCCGACCGTCGTCGGATCGGCGGCCGTGGCGGTCGCCCGCCATTCGCCGCCCTCCAGCATGGCCGTCTTGTGGTGTTCCGCGATTGCCGCCTCACAGCCCTCGCAGATGTATTCCGCCGTTTCCGGGCGGCCCTTCTCCCAGCGCAGCCGGTCGAACTTCAGCCATTGCATCGCGCCGCAATGCGGGCACGGCACGAAGAACCGGCGCTGGTCGCTGGCCTCGTATTCCCGCTCAATGCGCGACAGCCCCCGGATCGTGGGCGTCGAGACCAGGAACACCTTGCGCCGGTGGGCGAAGGTCAGCGACCGGGCCTCGGCCAGCGTCACGGGATCGCCTTCCTCGTCGGCCGAGGCCGGATAGGCGTCGACCTCGTCGAGGAAGATGTAACGCGCCGGGGTCGAGCGCAGCCCGACCGCCGAGTTCGCGCCCGTCATGATCAGGATGCCGCCCGCGAATTCCTTGGACAGCATGGTGTTGCCCGCGTCGCGGGACCGGGCCGGTTTGACCCGCTCCCGCAGCTCGGGGCTCTCGTCGATCAGCGGATCGATCCGCTGCCGCGAGTTGCGTTTCGCCAGTTCCACCGTCGGCTGGACCGCCAACATCGGCCCCGGCGCCTGGTGGATGGCGAACCCGATCCAGTTGTTCCCGGCCTCGGTCGCGCCGACCTGCGCCGCCTTCATGAACACGATCCGCTGTGTGGGATCGCCGGGCGACAGCCGATCCATGATCTCGCGCATGTAGGGCGTGCGCCCGGTGCGGTACCGCCCAGGCTCGGCCGAGGCGCGGCCTGAAAGCATGCGGTGCCGGTCGGCCCATTCCGAAACCGCCAGGTCGGGGTCAGGCCGCAGCCCGCTGCCCCAGGCACGCAGGATCTCGCCCGCGCCGTCGAAGTCTGTCAGCGGGTCATTTTCAGCGGAAGTCGGGCCGGACCTCGGCGAGTTCCTCGAGGTGGGCACGGACATGTTTCTCCAGGACCTTCTGCATCGCGGCTGGCTCGACCCCCAGATCGGCCGCCATCAGCGCCGCCGCGCGTGCAGGCCAGTTCACCCAAGCGTCCCGCACTTCCCGCGCCAGGCGGAACACCAGCGCCAGCGCGCGCGCTCGCTCGATCAATTCCCCCTTCAGCTTCTGGAGCCGGATGCGTCGCTCCTGCGCCTTCAGCACCTCGTTGGCGGTCTTCGCCTGCAGGAAGGTCGTGCCGCCACCGACCGCAGGGACCGCGAGGCCCTGTTCGCGCAGGGTGTCGCCGACGGCAGCCACTGCCGCCTCGGGGACGGGTTTCAGCTTAGGTTCGGGCGGCTTGCGGGTCTTGGACGGGTCAGTGGTTTCAGACCGACGCACATCGCTGGCGGCCGCGTTTATGCTGCCATCGGGATAGAGGACCAGCCGTTCGGCCGTCTTCGCCTTCTGGATCGCGCCCCGCGACAGCCCGACATGCGCGGCGTACTGGCGCTCGCTCATGCCCTGCATCGACGGCTCCGATTATCATTCAGTTTCATGTGCTTATCTCGTTGATAAGCGTCGCGACCGGAGCGAACGTCCCTCCAGAAGGACGATGCAACTCGACCCAAGGAGCCACCCCGATGACCTGCCGCAAGACCGACAACACCAAGGCCCTCGACGCCTTCATCGCCGCCAAATGCGAGATCGACGCGATGCTGGCACGCCTCGCTGCCCTCAGCGCCGACCATTTCGAAACCAGCCCCGACGAGATCCATTGGGGGCACGTCGGCACCCTGAACCACTACCGCGCCAAGCTGCGCGAGATCACCGACGGCGCCTTCAAGGAGGGCGAACACGCAATCTGACCATCTGCCAACGCCAAAGCTCCAGCCGCGCGCCCAGCGCGGCTTGGGGTCGTAGGAGGGCTGCGGCAGTCGCGGCCCCGCGAACGGAGACGACCCCATGACCCAGATCCAGTTGACCGACACCCAAGCCGTTGTCCTCTCGGCGGCCTGCGCGCGCGACGATGGCGCGGTCTTTCCTGTCACCGCCAAGCTGAAGGGCGGCGCCGTTGGCAATGTCTGCAAGAGCCTCCTTAAGCTCGGACTGATCGAGGAAATCCCGGCCACCGACCTCAACACCGTCTGGCGGCACGACGAAGCGCGCGGCCCGATCACCCTGCGCGCGACGCCGCTGGCACAGAGCACGCTTGGGATCACGGAGGCCGAAACGACCACGACGCCTGCCGAAACCGTCACCGCGTCTGTCCAGCGCCGCAAAGGCACCAAGCAGGAATCGCTGATCGAGATGTTGCGCGTGCCGGGCGGCGCCACCATCGAAGAGATCGCCACCGCGCTCGAATGGGCTGCCCACACGGTCAGAGGGGCCATGGCTGGCCCCCTGAAGAAGAAGCTCGGGCTCGAGGTGACCTCGGAGAAGGTCGAAGGGCGCGGCCGGGTGTACCGGCTTCCCGCCGCCTGACCCAACGCCAGAAATGCTACGCCGCCGCCCCGACCGGGCGGCGGCCTGTATCTACGATGGCCTCGTCAGTGTCGCTGTGAGACCGACCAATGACACCTGCGCCAGCAGCCACTTTCCGGCTGCCATGCGCTTCTGGACATACACGCGATGCTCTTCGGGCGAGGGCGGGCACTTCCGCTTATGGCGCTGGCTGTTGCAGTACCAGCAGGCCGCAACGATGTTCTCATCCGTGTCGCTACCACCGTCGGAGCGGGCGTGTAGATGCTCGGCGGTGCAGCGTAGCGCCTTTGGGGTCCGCCTCGTTTGGTAGTTTCGTTGAGAAGTTGCGGCTTCCACAGCATCGTCCCACATCGGCAGGCCGCAATAGTAGCAGCGGCCACCTTGGGCCATCATCTTCCTTTGACGGATACGTTTAACAGATCCCATGACACGGGTCCTTTCATTCGACTTCGTGAGAAGCGAATGCGCGACGCCCGTAACGGACGCTCCCCGGCTGGAAGCTCCTGCTCGCGCGAGGCCCGGTGATCCGTGGCTCCGCATGCCGGACCGCGAAACCTGCAGGACAAGACCTCAGGTCAGAGTAGCCGCTGGCTTACTCAATTCGGCCGAGGCCAAATTCGCAGCAGCGCCAGGATAAATGATCGTCCCGCATCACGTCAACGGAACCTTTCGAACAGCCGCCGCAGGACGTAGGACCGCGCGATGCTGACCACGGTGAACACCGCGCCCATCTTCAGGTTCTGGGCCAGCGTCGTGTGCAGCCCGAAGATAGGGAAGATCACGATCTGCGTGACCACGGCGACGCCATAGCCGACGATTACGTTGGCGACGGACTCGACCAGCGACATGAGGCGGGTCTGGCTCATGCCTCCACCTCATCCATCGGCCAGCAATTCAGCCGCCAGAGTTCGCAGCGCATGCGCCGCAACCAGGGGGACCACGCCATTGCCACAGAGGCGAAGCCGGTCCACCCGGTGGGCCAGCCCATCAGCGCCTCGACGAACAGCGGGTTCAAGGTCCGGCGCGCATCGCAGGTATCGCGCCCAGCCATCGGCGTCGTGAGGACCTGGCGGCCAAGCAGGCCGTTGACCGGCGTGTTCGCCAAGCTCGTCGCGCCGTCCTTGTGATCGCGCGCCGTCGGCGTCATCCACAGCCCCGCCGAATGCGTCAGGTCCGCTGTCCGGCGATTGCCCGCGCTCGGCTTGCAGCCATCGTTCGCCATCGGCGTCGGCCAGAGCGCGGCCGTCGTCGCGAGGTTCATGCCGTGCTGCCCCGCTTCCTGCGAGGGCGTCGGCTTCGTCTGCCGGTTCTCGTTCGCACTGGCACGGGGCGTCGGCCAGAGGCGCAGCAGTTCCGTCCGGTTCCCGCCACTCGACCGGGTGCCAGAGCAGGCGCGCGGGGTCGGCCAACTCGTCGCCTTCGCGGATGCCCAGGACGAAGAGCCGCTCGCGCCTGTGGTGCGCGCCGACTTCCGCCGCCGTGAACAGGCCTGCCGCAAGGCGGTAGCCCATGCCGACCAGTCCGCTGGCGACTTCGGGGAAGCCGAGGCGGAGATGATGGGCGACATTTTCGAGGAAGACGAAGGGCGGTTTGATTTCGCCGATGATGCGAGCGACATGCGGCCAGAGGTGGCGCGGGTCGTCGGCACCCCGGCGCTTGCCCGCGACGGAGAACGGCTGGCACGGATAGCCCGCAGTGACGATATCCACCGCGCCGCGCCAAGGGCGGCCGTCGAAGGTGGCAACATCGTCCCAGACAGGCGCGCGATCCAGGGACGCGTCCTCCATCCGCGCCACGAGCGTGGCTGCGGCGAAGGTTTCCCGTTCGACATGGCCCACAGCACGATATCCGGGGATGGCGATGGTGAGCCCGAGGTCAAGCCCGCCCGCGCCAGAGCACAGCGAGAGTCCGAACAGGGACGCGTCTCCGGCTCCGGAAGCGCGTCCGGAGGAAGGTAAAGCCAGGTCATGCATGTCACGCTGCGGTTTCGGTTTGGTTTTCAGGTGCGGCCGGGGCTTCGCCCAGCCGCTCGGTTCTGACCTGTGCAAAGGTCCGACCATCTCCGTCGAGGATCGCGTCGCGGCCGGTCTCGGCCTGCCAGCGCTCGACGGCGACATCGACATAGGCCGAGCTGATTTCCATCGCGAAGACGCGGCGGCCGTTGGCTTCGCCCGCCATGATCTGCGAGCCCGAACCTGAGAACGGCTCGTAGCAGAGACCGCCCCGCGCAACATGCTGGCGCATCGGGATGCCGAAGGCGTCGAGCGGTTTCGGCGTCGGATGGTCGGGCCGGTCGTCCTTGGCGAAGCTGGGCAGCGCCCATGTGGATGGCAGGGTTTCTTCCGCCACCTTCGGCGGGCGGTTCGGGCGGCGCCAGCCCATGAAACAGGGCTCGTGCTTCCAAAGGTAGTGTGATCTCGTCAGGACGCCGCGGTCCTTCACCCAGATGATCTGCTGGTGGACAAAAGCGCCCGCCTTTTCCCAGCAGGCTTCCAGCATCGCCTGGCGGCGCGAAGCGTGCCAGCAATACCAGGCGGCGTCCTCGGCGATGGCCTCGGCCACCGCGGCCGCAATGAAGCCCTCGTAAAGCTCGGCCCCCTGCGAGCTGTCGTCCCAGGTCGTGCCGTAGGACGCCGACCAATCCTTGTTCCGTGTCGGATGGTTGGAACCGTCGTAGTCCACGAGATACGGTGGGTCGGTCGCGAACAGGATCGCCCGCTCGCCGTTCATCAGGCGGCGCACGTCGGCCGCGCAGGTGCTGTCACCGCAGAGCAGACGGTGGTCGCCGAGGATCCACAGATCGCCGGTGCGCGACGCCGGGTTGCGCGGCGGTTCGGGGATGATCACCGGCGGCACCGAGCCCCCGGCGCCACCTTCTTCACCGTCCCCCTCCGGAACGAAGGCCAAGAGCTTGTCGAGTTCGCCGTCGGAAAAGCCGACCAGCGAAAGGTCGAAATCCTCTGCCAGCAGGTCGTTCAGTTCCGCCGACAGCAGCGCCTCGTCCCAGGTGCCGAGTTCCGTCAGCTTGTTGTCCGCGATCCGGTAAGCCCGACGCTGCGCCTCCGTCAGATGCCCGAGAACGATCACCGGTGCTTCCGTCAGCCCCAGCTGCGTCGCTGCCAGCACCCGGCCATGGCCCGCGATCAGCTCGCCGCCCTCGCCGACCAGACAGGGCACGGTCCAGCCGAACTCGGCCATGCTGGCGGCAATCTTCGCGACCTGATCCGCGCCATGTGCCTTCGCGTTCCTTGCGTAGGGCTGGAGGCGCGACAGCGGCCAGGTCTCGATCCGATCCGGGGCAAAGCTCAGCGTCATGGTTGGGTCATTCCTCGGATCAGAGTGGATACCCCTGGCTTCCGGACTCCGGGGTCCATTCTGGACTCCACGCGGGGTCCTGTGGCCACCAGGGGTGTCCAGCATCAAGGGTTTGAATTTGCAGTGTTTCAGGCGGGCTCAGGCGACGCTGGCTTCCGGGTGGCTTCCCAAAAATCCGGCCCTGTCGCTAGCGATGTGCCGCGCTTCGCCCGCCAGCATACGAATGTCGCCAGGAAGGAACCGCCAACTCGCCGGGGCTGGACCCCGACCGGACTCTCGCTGGATACCGGAAGCCAGTGGCCCCCTGCCCCGCGCGCGCCTCTCCCGAGCATATCAACTTTCTAGCCCGGGAGAGGGCTTTCTGTCCCTTCGAAAACTGTCCGCCGGACAATTTTCTATCTGGAACGCAGGGTTACGCGTCACTGGCTAGGTCGATTACCCTCTGCTTCGACAGGTTGCGGTTGAACCGCCGCTTGTTGAGAGTGAGGGCGATCACCGCGAGGCCGAATTGCCAGTGCTGATGCGCGGCCGACCGGTGCAGCCCTGCGGACCAGCATATCTCCTTCCACCGCTCGCCATGGGCTTTCATCCAGACGATGCGACCGTCCACCGGCTCGAGGCAGGCAGTCCAGGTCAGCGTTTCCTCCATGCGGCTGATCGCCTGCGGCGAGGGAAGCACGCGCATGGGCTTGGGTTCCTGCCCGACCTTGTCGCCAAAGCTGTGCAGGACCGCAGGCCATGTGCTGAAGTAGCCCTGCCTGCGTGGCTCGGGCAGACGCTTCAGGACGAAGGCGGCCTCGGCCAGCCGTTCCTCGACCAGCGCGGGGGTCCAGACAGTCATCGCTGCACCTCCCGCCCGGTCGCAGCTGGGCCGTAAAGCTTTTCGCCCAACTGTCGCACCAGTTCCCGCTCGGGCCAGGTCAGGCGGTGATCGTCGAGGGCGACGGCCAACACGCGCTGTTCGTGCCAGCCATCGCGTTTGACCTCATCGGGGTTCCGACGCCGGCCGCCATAGCCTTTCGGCGTGAACCGCATCCCGGTCATTGCAGGCCCCCCTTGGTCTCGAGCGCCCAGAACAGGATCGCGATGGCATCTGCCTCGTTGTCATCGGCGGGGCTGAACCCCCGCGCCCGGGCGGCAGCGATCATTGCCGCCTTGTCGGCGTTGCCCTTGCCGGTGGCATGGCGCTTGATGGTACCGACCGGGACGCCCTCGTAAGGCACGCCCCGCAGTTCCGCCCATGCGGTCAGCGTGGCCATCAGCCCGCCATAGACATGGGCGGCGTCGGTTGCGGCGTGGCGACGAACTTCTTCGAACCAGATGGATGCGATGGGCCCGGACAGACGATCCAGCTCGCCCAGCCAGTTGGTGAACCGCAGATAGCGCATGCCACCGCCGTCGAAGCGACCGGGACGGAAGGAGACGGTGCCACTGGTGATCAGCCCATCAAGGCCCTGCAGCGCCCATCCCGTCGTGGTGCCGAGGTCGAGGGCCAACAGGGTGCGGCCGAACCGGACGGCGGTCGGCAGATCTGGGATGGCCACATGGGGTTGGGTGGCGAAGGTCAGGTCAGCCATGGGTGGTCTCCTCTTCTGGTTGGCTGCTCGGTGGAAGGCGACATCGGGTGTATGTTGCGGAAGGTCGGGGATTCGGTTGTCAGGTCGGGTGATCGGACCCGCGACAGGCCCCGCGCGCGAAACCCCTGGGGGTGGGCGTGGGAGAACCCGCCTGCGGCGTTCTCCCCCACCCCCGTAGGGGGTGGTTTCACCCCCTAAACTTGGAACACCGATCAAGACACTGACAGGAAACGGAAATTCCAGTTTCGGGAGGTGGGTTTCGGTCGATCCTGCCGAAACTGGTTGCAGCGTAGCCGTTGCGCCATCCGCGCAATCCTGCAGGGGCAGTTTCGGAAGCGGGCCGAAACTGGTCACAACTTGACCCTGCGTGGTCCTGCGTGAGGATGGCGAGGCAGTCTCAGTGGCGGGGCCAATCTGGTTCAAACTGGTCCCTGCGCATTGCCGCGCAAAGCAGTTGTCGGGGGCGATCATGGCCGTTCCCCCTCGGGATAGACCCAGACATGCGGGTTCTCGACCTCGAGAAGCGCGCCGGTCTGAGGCGATTTGTAATGGGTCGGCAGCACCGCAACGCGGACGGGCGTGACTTCGCCGGTCTCCGGATCGACCTCCTCGCCGCCTGTAGGCATGACCATTCCCTCGACGCAGAGGTATCCGAAACGCGAGCGTGACGGCCCAAGACCATAGGGGCCGCCGTCGCGGACGAACTTGATGCCACCCTTGGTGGCCTGCACGGCGATCCGGTCGCGGATGGCATCCTTGCCTCCCAGACCGCCCTTGTTCTCGAAGACTTCTGCGAACTGGTTGACGGTGTAGAGCCGCCCCTCGGCCGCCTCCTCGAGCAGGATGGAGAGGATCACCTCCTGCTTGCGCACGCGCTCGGCGTCGTATTTCGCGCCAACCTCAGCTCGGACCAGGCGCTCGTTCATCGGGTTGATCTCGACCCACTGGCCGCCGACCTTGTCGATCAGCTTCGAGGGCAGCGCCGGGCCATTCCTGAGCTCGATCTCGAGTTTGCGCTCCGGTGCGTCCTCATCCGGCCGGTGCAGGATCAGGCCGGAGGTATAGAAGCCCCGGAGCGCGCTGGCCCCCGACAGGGCGAGGAACGGATCGTCCTTCAGCTGCTGCTTCGACAGCTTTCGCGTGTGATGGACCAGGATCACCCCGCAGGCGGGGTTGATGTAATCCCGCAGCACCTCGACCCGGTCCTTGAGGAAGAACATCATGGCGGTATTGTCATTTTCGCCGCCACTGCTCCCATGTGAATTGGCCGGACCGCCGTCGAAGATGTTGCGGATCGGGTCGATGCAGATGATGTCCGGGCCCGCATCCGGAAACGCCGCCTGGATGGCGCGCGCCACCCGGATGCTGCCTTCGGCATCGAGCAGCAGCTTCAGCTTGGGCGTTGCCACGAAGGTGTCGCGTGCTGCTGCCAGAACCCTGGCGGGCAGCGCGATCTGGCCCAGCCGTTCGCGCAGGTAGTGATATTGGATCTCGGCCTGCAGGTAGAACACCCGCAGCGGGCGCGGCGGGGTGAAGCCAAGGAAGGGCTGACCGGCGGCCATGTGGACCAGCCAGCTGATCGTCAGATCGCTCTTGCCGACCTTCGGCGCACCGCCCAGCACCAAAAGTCCGCCCGGCGTGAGCACACGGGGCGCGATGATGTCCTCGGGCATCGGGCTGGCATCGTCCAGCAGCGCGCCGAGCGTGAAGGTGGGCATTTCACTGGGTGCGGGGGCTGCGCTCTCGAGGCGGACCAGCGGCGGCCCGTTCTTCTGGACATGCAGATCCCAGAGCCGCTCGGACTCGCGCTGAAGGCGCTCGATCGGCCAGGAGGGCCGGAGCATCGCGGAATTGTAGCCGCAGATCGCCTGCCAGCCCTCGTCCTTCGACATCCGGCCTTCGTGGACCATGCGGATGAAATGGCCGATCGCGGCCGATGCGCCTTCGAAGCGGGACCAGTCGTCCTGCCCGCCCTCGCGCACTGGGGTCACCAAGACATCGTCGAGGCGGGGCTTGTCCGGGGTGACACTGCCGCTGGCGACCATCCCGGCCCCCGGCAAGGGCGGCATTTCGGCGACGCGCTCTGCGAACTCGTCGAGATCGACCTCGACGGAATGGTGCTCGCGAATTTGCACCAGCCGCTGGTTGCCATGCTTGTGATAGACTGTGCCTGCCACTCTGATCGGCTGGTGCGCAGACCGAAAATGCGTGTCGCCGCCGACCTTCAGGGCAATCTCGCCCCGCAGGCGGCAAAGACTTGCCAGCGCCGCCCCCTCGGCGGGTTCGGTCATCTTCCACCAGACATGCAGCTTGGCTGCACCTTCGGACGTCCGCCCACCGCTCTCGATGATCAGGGTGGGTTGACCCAGATGACGCAACAGATGAGCGAGCTTGGCAGGGATGTCGCCCGCGTCGAGGTCGACGACCAGAGCCTGCATTTGCAGGACTTCGGCGGCTTTGGCCTGCCCTGCCCCGGCGACCGTGCCGGGGATCACGTAGACGGCGGCCCCTTCGCGCCAGGCCCAGTTGGCGAAGGTGGCGAGCTTGCCAGCTGCCGTGGCGTCAGCGTCCATCCAGACGTTGTGGGGCCGGCCCTCCTTGCCCTGCCCCATGTCGACAAAGCCCCGGACCGGGATCTGGCCCTCGCACCAGCCGAACACGACATCAAGGAACGTCGCGATCTGGACCGGGTCTGGCTCAACGCCAAACGGATCTTCTGCCCCCGGGGCGTCGTTGAAATCCTGCCATGGGCTGAAGTGGATGATTTTGTCGTCGCTCATGCGGGCAGCCCCCAACAGCGTGCAGCCCATGGGCAGAAGCGGCATTCGAAGAAGTCGCGATTGGTGGCGATCCGGGGCAGCAGCTCGCCCGCATCGGTCGCCTGCAGGATCCGCACGCCCCGGTCCGACATGCGCTGCGCGAGCCCTGCATCGAAGGGCACAAGCTCGTGGTGCAGTTCGGCGGTGTCCTTGTTGATCGCCGTGAACAGCGCCGGATGGGCCGATATGCCGGGGACCGTCCCTTCCATGTAGGCCTGGTAGAGCGCGATCTGCGCGGCATAGACCGGCTTCGCGACGGCGACCCCGTCCTTGACGCAGGCCCGCCAGTTCTTCGCGTTCATGGTCTTGCATTCCCAAAGCGCTGGAACGCCGATGCCAAGCGGCGCAGGTGCCGCGGCGATGATCCCGTCGACATGGCCCCGGATGCGCCCCCCCGCGACGGAAAAGCCGAACTGTTCGCCATCGGGGCGATTGCCCTTGCGGGTGTAGAGGTCGATCCCGGCCGCGCGCAGCCAGCGGATTGCGAGATCCTCGAGCTGGTGGCCGATCTCGAAGATCCGCAGCGTCTGGCCGCCGAAATCCGCGCCCTCATCCTTGGGCGCGCCTGCGAATTCGAACTGCAGCGCGCGCTCGCAGGCATGGCCCAGCCGGGATGCGCCGAGATAGGTTCGAGGTGGCGTGGCCTCGCGCTCGGCGATCAACGCGGCATCGATGGCAGCGTTGACGCGTTCGGCGATGCCGGGGCGGTGATTGTAGTCCAGCATCAGAACGGCACCTCCGCCGTGGCGGCGATGCGCGACATCTCGGCGCCGTAGCCCTCCAGCACTTCCTCGATCAGAGCGGTGACCTCGGCCGCCGTGAGATCGCGAAGCCGCTTGTCCCAGCCGATCTGGTCCATCGTCTGGCCCAGACGCTTCATCACCAGCGCGATGGCCGCGCGCTCTTCCTCGGTCATTCCCTGCATGGTCAGTCCTTTGCGATGGCGGGCCGCGAACCAGGTCTGGCAGGGCATCGAGCAGAACCAGCGATGCTTGCGGGGGCGTGGTTTGGCGGGGTTGAAGAAGCCGAAGCCTTGCGCGGGACGCAGGCAGACGGCACAGGGCACGAAGCGTGGGTGCCAGAGGCGTGCACGGTCCGAAACCTGGTCGGGTGCAGATGCGATTTCCGCGACATGGTTCACGCCGCCCTCCCGATGTCCGGGCTGGCACGGCCGACAAGCTGGCGGATTTCACGCTTGTTGAAACCGAAGGTCATCAGCGCCGAAGCGCGATAGCGGGTCAGGCCATAGTCCCGCCGGAACTCAGGCGGCAGGTATTGCAGCTGCTTTTCGGTTGCGGCCTGCTTCAGCCAGCCCTTCGATTTGAAGGCGCTTTCGTCGGTCTCGTATTCGTTCAGCCAGTCATCGGCCTGCGCGAGGCAAACCGTCCGCTCGCCCACGCCCAGAAGCCGGGGTGCACGCCCCTTCGCACCGCCCACCGCGTGCCAGCGTCCATCGAGAAAGAAGATCCCGCCCCAGGCATTGAAGCCGTTGGCCATCAGGGCCGCGTCATCGCCGAACAGATCGACCCATGCGAAACTTGACCGTTTGAGAAGGTCGATCTCGGACATGATGAAACCCGAGAGCGGGACGGCATCCTGGCCCTCGCCTTGCTCCTCCAGGTCGCGCGCGAACACCTCGCCGCAGAGCGGGCACTCCATGGCGGCAAGCGGGATTTCCGCTTCGCAGGCCGGGCAGGTTTTCGTCGGCGCCTCACCGGCCTCGGTCTTGCCGTCGAGGTCGACATCCTGTTCCAGCGTGCCGTGGATCAGGCTCGATGTCCCGAAATCCAGCACGATGCAGTCGGTCTTCACGACACCGGGGTGTTCCTCGGGATCGACCGTGCGCAGACCGCGCCCGACCATCTGGATCATGGTGGACTTGTAGGAACTCGGCCGCAGCAGCACGACGCAGGAGGTGGGCGGATGGTCCCAGCCCTCGGTCAGCACGGCCACGTTGACGATGACGCGGATTTCGCCTGAGGCATAGGCGGCGAGGATCCGGCGACGCGTGCTGGCATCGAGATCGCCATGGATGACGGCCGCCGAAACACCTGCGCCTTTGAAGGCCGCCGCGACGTTTTCGGCATGGGCGACGGTGGAACAGAAGACCACGGTCGGCCGCTCGCTCGCCTTTTCCTGCCAGTGCCGGACCACCTCGTCCGTCACCGGCGCGCGGTTCATGATCTGCGCGACCTCGGTCATGTCGTAATCCGCGGCGCTCTTGCGCACCGCGCGCAGTTGGTCCTGCACACCGACATCGATGACGTAGGTGCGGGGTGGGACGAGGTGGCCCGAGGCGATCAGCTCGCCCAGCCGCACCTGGTCGCCGACATTGTCGAAGATCTCGCGCAGACCCTTGCGGTCACCCCGGTTCGGCGTGGCGGTGACGCCGAAGATCCGGCAGGCGGGGTTGGCACCCCGGACATGATCGATGATCCGGCGGTAGCTGTCAGCCACCGCGTGATGCGCCTCGTCGATGACCAGCAGGTCGAGCGCGGGCATCGCGGCCAGATTGGTGGGTCGCGAGAGGGTCGGCACCATGGCGAAGGTCGCACGTCCGGCCCAGCTCTTGGCCTCGGCATCGACGACGGACGTGGGGATGCCAGGCGCGACCCGGCCGAACTTCGCCCGGTTCTGCGCGGTCAACTCGTCGCGATGGGCCAGGATGCAGGCCTTGGCATCACCGCCCTCGAGGGACTTCGCGACAACCGCCGACAGGGCGATGGTCTTGCCGAAGCCCGTCGAGGCGATGCTGAGGGTGTTGCCGTGATCGCAGAGCGCAGCGAGGCTGCGCTCCACGAACAGGCTCTGACGGGGGCGAAGGCGCATGGATCAGGCCCTCACTGTGCCCAGGAGGGACGACCGGGCACCGGCGACGCAGGTTGCTGCTGGACCGGCTGCTGCGCCGCGGGTTGTGCGGGCGGGTGATAGCCCGGTTGCGCCGCCAGCCCCATGTGCTGGGCATAGTCACGATGGTCCAGCGTCACCGCGCTGCGGATTTCGTTCTTGTCGTCGCCGGTGGCATCGGTGCCGACATCGATCCGGGCGAGGAACTCGATCCCATCCAGATCCCCGAGCCCGTTGATCCGCCGCGCCGCTTGCGCCTGCGGGGACTGGTCCTTGTCGGAAATCCCTCGCGCCGAGTTCAGCATGCCGCGGATCATGCTGCGGCCCATGTTGGCCCAATCGGGCCCTTTCGGGCTGTAGAGACCGATCAGGGTGAAGATCTTGCGCCGGGCATACTGGCCTTCGGTCACCGTAAACTCGCCGTTCAGGTACACGGCGCCGGTCGAGCCGCGGGTGGCATAGCCCCCGGTCCAGCCCTGCGATGCGTCGTCGAAGCCGCCAGGGCGGATCGTCAGCCGCACCTTGGCCAGCGTGCCCTTGGGGATGAGGTTGGTGTTGGACTGCGCGTCGTTGAAGTCGTTCCAGGAACCCATGGGGTGTCTCCTCTGCGGATCAGGATTGCGGAAGGGGGTGATCGGCCGCGCCATCAGCGAGCGGCGTGAAGGTCAGGCGGCGGGGCGCGGGCGTGCCGGGGGCGCGGATCTTCTCCATCAGGCGGCCAAGATGCGGCTCTTCCACCGGGCCAAGGCGACCGGAACGGTCCTTGGCAGGGAAGCCCCAGGGGTTGATGGTGTGGCAAACGAAGGCGCGGTAGGGATCACCGCCGTCGGCCTTCAACTCGGCCATGGTGATCACTTCGTCGACGATCCCCGGCAGTTCGAGGCCGGTCTTCGAGCCGTCGATCTGCGGCTGGAAAATGCGACGGTTGAAGTCGTCGAACTTCTCGTCGAGGATCCCCACGAACCAGACGTTGCGGCCCCGGGTGTGCTGGAGGTGGGTCAGCCAAGCGATCATCTCGCGCCCGTGCAACCCGTAGGCCCCGCGCACATCCGGCTTGCCGGTCTTTTCCGACAGCGCCTCGGGTTGGCCCTTGCACCATTGGAAGCAGAGACGCCCTGCCACAGTGATCGAGTCGACGAAGATGGTGTCGTAGCGGTCGAGCGCGGCGGGATCGCCGAACTTCTGGCAGACAGCGGCATGATGCGCGGGGCTGTAGGGCTGTTCGTCGCGCAGCGCCGGATTGGGCCCGCCGATGAACACTGCGAAATCCCGACACTCTGCCCATGTGCGCGGCCGGATGCTGTCACCCGGCCAGCCCTCGATGGCCAGATCGCCCGCCTCGAGGTCGATGAACAGCGTGCGGGCCGGGTCGAGCGTCCAGAGGAGGCTGGTCTTGCCGATGCCGGACTTGCCGAAGATGCAACCCTTGATGCCGCGGGGCTCGGCCAGCCGCTGGTCGGCGGTGATGATGGGCAGGCTCACGCGCGGTCCTCCTGCGGCAGGAGGTCGATCTTCAGCGTGCCGGTCTTGACGGTGCGGGCGGGCTCGAAGCCCTGGCGGATCGCCTCGGGCCAGGCGACATAGGCGCGCTCGGGCACCTTGAAGCTGATCTCGACGTATTCGGCCGGATCCTCTCCCGCGGCGCGGATGCGCTCGACCATGACGGCGAGCTTGGCCTGATCCCATTCGACGCGTTTCGGCAGGTCGGCGACCACCGTGAAATCGCCATCGACAATGCGGACGGTGCCGGTGTCCTTGCCACAGGCGCGGCGCGCTTCGGCAGCGCGGGCGGCGTAGCGGACCTCGAGCGCGGTGGAAAACCGTGCGGTGACGGCCTTCATCTGTTTGGCGGCAGCATCGATCTCGCGCTGCAGGGCGGCCAGAAGCTCGACGGGAAGCTGGGCGATCTCGCCTGCGGGCAGGTTGATCAGCTGATCGATGCTGGGGGTGTTCTGCGGGAACGTCATGGGGGTCTCCGTGATGGGGAATGGGGTCAGGCGGCCTCGAGGAGGCGCACCGAAAGGGAGGGACCGGCCTGGCGGGGTCTGGCCCGGGCGATGGCGATGTAGGCGAACTGGTCGGGGCCGATCCGGGCTTGCACGAGGTGAACAAGACCCTGCTCGGCGGCACGCAGCGCGGCCGATGCCACCAGGCGCAGGGCGCGCTGCTGTTCGGCGGGCAGCTTCGAGATGACGGAGGTTGCGTCGACCGCGAGAAAGCCGCGATGGTAGACCAGCGTCTCGCCGGGGGCGGCCTGCGCGATCCAGGCCGAAAGCCCGACCTCGTCGAGCGCTGGTCCGGCCGCGCCGAAGATCGACACAACACCCGTGGCCCGGAGGATGGAATGACGGGCCATCATGCCGCGCCCCGATCCGCGGTGCTGCGCCGCTGGCGGGCCTGCTCGTAGGCCAGCACATCCTCGAGCCGGTAGACCACACGGCCACCGATTTTCAGGAAGGCCGGGCCCTCGCCGGTCCAGCGCCAGCGTTCAAGAGTGCGCGCCGAAATGCTCCAGCGTGCGGCGAGTTCGGTCTGGTTCAGGCAGGTTCTGGTCTGCATCGTCCTCTCCCGGTGTGTTGTTGGGAGGAAGATGCACGGGGCGATGCGGGGATGTCGTCGGGATCAGAGTGGGATGCGGCGGGGGATCAGCCGGACCGTTTCAATCATGGGGTGAAACGTATGACGGTGGGATCGCCATCCCCCTCCATCCCCCGGTGCATCCCACAGCGGGAAGCAAACAGGGACGCGCGGAGGGTCCGACTCAGAGGCCAGCGAGGCGATAGGCCCCACGGCCGTTCGACTCGATGAGCAGCGGCCAGTCCTTCTTGGACTTGAAGACGTCGGCCATCTTGAGGCTGCGCGACCCCGCCTGCGAAAGCACTGCCTTGCCGCTCTGCCACGGATCGCCCTGCTTGGCCGCCGCATGCAGGATCCGCACGACCTGTGCCTGGATCGGACCCAGCCGGAACTCCCGGCCATGGCAGCGGACGCTCTGATAGTCGACAGAGGCGTGAAACTCGCCCGCTGGCTTCATGCCTGAGGCACCGCCGAAGCCTGTCGCCGCCTCGAAACGGTCGCGTTCTTCGCGCCTTAGCATCAAATCTGGCTTGCGGATCGTCAGGCTCTCGCGTGAGCCGTAGAAACAGGCATAGTCCGCCTTTGCGGTCCGGAAGCGGGTGACGCTGACCTCACCCTTGCGAAAGAGCTGGAAGACGTCCTGGACGTGCAGGTCCAGCAGCCCATTGAACAAGGACCGCTCCGTGGGGATCGAGTAGCAGCGGCCATCGTCGGTTTCCTCGTAGTCGCCAAACTCGATGGGCAGGTTCAGGATGCGGACCGACAGCCGCAGCTGGTCGTTCTCGGCCAGATAGACCAGATCGACCTCGGGCATCGACCACCGGGCGAGGACTTCCGGCAGGGTGAAATACGCCTTCTCGATCTCCATCCGGGCCCCCGATTCCAATGCAATCTGTTTGGCTTTTGTTCTAACCGCTTGACGATCCCAATTCAATCCTGTCATATCCCACTCTATCCACAGCCCCTTGGGGAAAAGATGACCGAACATCACACCCTGGCCGACCGTCTGCGGGCTCGCTCCGACCAGCTCGGCCTGGCACCGGCCCATGTTGCGGAGATGGCCGGGGTCAACCGCTCCTTCGTCTATGACATCCTACGCGGACGCTCCTCGCGCCCCAGCATCGACCGTCTGGCCGATGTCGCCCGCGTGCTGAAGGTCGACCGCGAATGGCTGATTCACGGGATCGGCGAGATCGAGGGCCCCTCCCCCTTCAGCGAGAACCCCGAAGATACCTTCGTGGCGATCGCGCATGCCACGCCCCGCCCCGCCATGGGTGGCGGCGCAGTGGTGACCGAGGATGGCGACACGCCCGGCCGTGCCTACCACTTCCGCCAGTCGTGGATCCGCCACAAGCTGAAGGCCAACCCGTCACAGCTCCGGATCATGCATGTCGAAGGCGATAGCATGGTCCCCACGCTGCAGGACGGCGACGCCGTGTTAGTCGACATGACGCGCCAGTTCCCCAGCCCCCCCGGCATCTTCGTCCTCGACGACGGCATGGGCCTGGTGGCAAAGCGCCTCGAGCATATTCCCAACAGCGACCCACCAGCTGTGCGGGTGATCTCGGACAACACGCTCTACCCCGCCTACGAGCGCACGGCCGACGAGATCCGCATCATAGGCCGCATCCGCTGGTTCGCGAGGGAGATATGAGGATGGGTGGTGCCGTTCCCGCCCGGGGCCACAAACGAAAAAGCGCCCGCGAGATTTCTCTCCGGGCGCACCTCTGCGATGATTGGAACTTGCGTCAAGGGAGGCAGGTTTGTCAACGCATTTCCTCTATCCGCTGCATAGACTTAGGCGAACCTGGGATCAGCCCACGTCAGCGGCAACAACATCCCCCTTGGGGTCGAAGGTTAAGCATCTTGGAGAAAACAAAGATCGGAAGGACTGCAACGATCACGAGTCCCGCGGGCAACGCGACGGAAAAACTCAGGCTCGGAGACCGGTTTTGCTGGCGCATCAGCCCCCGAGATTGCTAAACAGTAACGAAAGGCGCGGATTTTAGGCCGCGACGAGAAGGTCGTAAAGGCTCAAAAATGGCTTCGGCACAGCAACTTATCGGGCTCATAAAGAGCCATGCAGAGGGGGACGAAGAGCGATTCTTCGATCTCGCGATGCAGCTTGCTGCGGCAGAAGAACAGCGCGGCCACAATCGGTTAGCGGAACAGCTGCGCCAATGGGCTGAAGCATCAAAGACACCGAAGGCCGCTGCGACTGCGAAGTTGACACCGCTGGCAGCTCCGCGGGGTGATCTCGCGGGCATCTTGGGCGCGCGATACCCGACAACAACGCTCAACGACCTGATTTTGCCGGATCACCTCTCCGACGAACTGCGTCAAATCGTTGTAGAAACTCGGAAGCGCGATCTTCTTGAAGAGAAGGGGCTACATCCACGTCGACGACTTCTCTTTTCGGGCCCTCCAGGCACAGGAAAAACCCTGAGCGCTGAAGCATTGGCAGGGGAACTCAAGTTCCCCTTGTTCACAGTTCTACTTCATGGGCTGATCACCAAGTTCATGGGAGAGACCGCTCAGAAGTTGCGCCTGATCTTCGATGCGATCCGCACAACTCGTGGCGTTTACCTGTTCGACGAAATCGACGCGCTCGCGGCGTCTCGCGGAAACGAAAATGACGTTGGAGAAGCCAGGCGAATTCTGAACTCGTTCCTCCAGTTCCTAGATGAAGATACCGGGCCGTCTATCGTTGTCGCCACCACGAATATCCCTGAGATTCTGGACAGGGCAATCCTTCGGCGTTTCGAACTCGTGCTGCCATACGAGTTGCCCTCCAGAGAGGCGGTTCAAAAGGCTTTGCGGCGGCGCTTGATCGGTTTCAGCGTCACTGATGTGGATTGGGATGCTGTGTCGAGGGTTGCGGAAGGTCTTTCAACCGCAGATGTTGTTGCTGCGGGGGAAGATGCCGGGCGACGCGCGGTCTTGTCCTCTACCGACAGGATTTTGACGGATACGCTTATCGCATCAATGGAGCGTCGGCGTTCGTTGCATGGACTTGGAACATCGCTGAATGGAACGCAATCGCCCTCATCTGATCATAAACGGCCCCGGACAAGCAGTCGCGTTTCAGGCAAAGGTCAACGGTCAGACAAAGCATCCGAGTGATGTGCCTAACCGCCGCGCGCATGCGCTGGCGCTTTTGCGAGCGATCGATGGGCTCGGGGATCCCTCAGAGCAGGGGCGCCCTGGGGTCTATCTCGAGATTGAGGCGAGACCGAACGAACCGTTCGTGACCAAGAGCCTTGATTCAAGCGGCCTACACCTGCTCCGAGTTGACGCTGCCGCCGAGAATGGTGCGGCTCCCGCCCGCGCCACAGTTTTTGCGTCGCCAACTGGCGTGGCCAATCTACGTCGGAAGGTCGAAGCCTTTCAGGACGAGGACACCCCGAAGGGCCGGCCTAAGAATGCCGACCTTGTGCAGAGCATAAAGGCCATCGTTGAGGCAGGACTGCGCGCACTTTGGCGAAGTCCTGCAGCTAAATTTCCCGCAGACGATGGGGCAACGCATCCCTGGGAAATCTGGCTGGACCGCAGCGAAGCTGATCACTTCATTGCGAATGCGCGCGGCCTCGGAATCCGGTTTGAAGGCGGGGAAGGTCAGGCCGGAGGAGGGCGCCTTGAGTTTCCTGAAGACGTAGTAGTAGTTGGCCACGCAACCCACGCTCAGATAGCCGGGGCAGTCCGCAGCCTTGGAATTGTGAAGGCCCTTGCCGCCCCGACCGTCCTCTCGGACTATTTTGACGGTATGCCGCCGGATGAGCAGGCTGAGTGGGCGCAAGCGATGGAACGTCTCCTGCAGCCGCCCGCTGCAGCGGATCCACGTTACATTACGCTACTTGATAGCGGTGTGGGGCTGAATCACCCGTTAGTTCGACCTTACCTTGATCCAGTTGATCGGCATGCAGCAGAACCCGGATGGGGGCTGGATGACACGCACGGGCATGGCACGCAATTGGCAGGTCTTGCGCTCTATGGGGACTTGCTGCCGCTGATCCAAAGCAACCTACCGGTGCATGTTCGGCATCGGCTTGAGTCAGCCAAGATCATCCCTGATGCTGGCCAGAATCCCTATCACCTTTTGGGAGACGTAGTTCTCAAGGCCATCAACGCGGTCGAGGCGAATGCCGAGCGTGGCCGAACGTTTTCGATGGCAAGCACGACCGACCAGGACACGCCACACGACGGCGCACCCACATCTTGGTCCAGTGAGATTGATCAACTTGCAGCTGGTGTGTCGGGAGATCGGCGTCTGCAGCGACTATTTGTGATTTCAGCGGGCAACATCAGGGATCAAGGTCGCTTCGAAGGAGCCGATTACCTTTCCGTTTGTGACGACCTTGACCATGAGATTGAATCCCCTGCTCAAGCTTGGAACTCAATCTGCGTCGGCGGGTATACTGACAAGGCGAGGCTTCCGGCGGGTTCGACCGGGTATCCAGTCGCGCCCATGGGTGATCTCTCTCCGTCATCTAGGACTGCCAGCTGGTCGCGGCACTGGGCCATCAAGCCGGACGTGGTCATGGAAGGTGGTAACTGGATCCAGGACGGTCCGCCGCACCCGATGAACCATGCGGCGCTTTCGCTACTTACTACGGATCACCGCTATCCTCGACGTTCACTGACGACGACGGCAGACACCAGCGCGGCAACGGCTCTTGCTGCGAAGGCTGTTACCGAGCTCTGGGAGGACTACCCTGCCTTGTGGCCAGAGACGATACGGGCGATCTTCGTCTCGTCTGCGAGGTGGACGCAGCAGATGAAGACGCATCTGCCAGCAAATCCCTCAAAGGGCGACTTTGCGAAGCTGTTTCGGCGGTACGGCTACGGCGTCCCGGACCAAGCGCGTGCACGACGCAGCGCGGTGAATGCGTTGTCTCTCATCGTCCAGGATACGATCATCCCATATCGGCCGAGCGCCACGGCCGGGGCTGACCCTGTCCACAATCAGATGAAGTTCTTTGAGCTTCCCTGGCCTCGCAATGCCCTCAGGGCGCTCGCCGCCGCTGAAGTAACGCTACGAGTTACACTGAGCACGTTCATTGAGCCAAATCCCTCGGAAGCGGCACGCGGATCGAAGTTCCGCTACGCCTCGCACAATCTTCGTTTCAAGCTCAACCGAGCCAATGAAAACCAGGCGCAGTTCAAGGCCCGAATAAACAAGCTGGCGGATGACCCGGATGCGGAAGCTGTAGGCGACAATGATGGGTGGGTCTATGGGCGCAACCGTCGCGATGTGGGGAGCTTACACATCGACGAGTTGCGGTGCGCTGCCTCCGACCTCGCCCAGAGAAACATGCTTGCGGTCCATCCAGTGGCTGGTTGGTGGAAGTCGAAGTCGACCCAGAACGTCGACCAGAGGACGGCACGCTTCGCTCTTGTCGTTGAACTGGATACCGGAGATGTCGAAACGGACCTCTATACGGAGATTGAAGCAGCGATTGCAGCGATGAACGCAGCGCAGGTGCAGGTGGTTGTTTGATTGGAGAACTTTCTGGTGGTACCCGCGATACGCTTGATTGCGAAGGGCTTCTTTCCCTCTTGCTTCCACAGTGCTTCCAAGGGTGTTAGAAACGCAAACGCCGCCCTTGTTGGCGGCGCTTAAGCGTTTGACAACGCGTAGTTTTTTGGTTGCGGGGACAGGATTTGAACCTGTGACCTTCAGGTTATGAGTCGTGTCAAACGAAATATGATCAGGCGCGACGAATCGCGTTTTCTTTCGCATAACCTGCCAATTGCGAGATAGGGCCACAAGCCCAAACTGCGCGCGGATTGTCAGGATTGCGCAGCGGTTTTTCCCCTCATGCTTCCACCATGCTTCCAATGGGTAGCGGAATGATTTTCCGGTAGCACTGCCATCAACCGTCCATCCGCGACCAGAAGCCGGTCTTCTTGCCATGCTCTGCCTTCAGGCGCGCGGCATAGGCGTGATGCGGCTCGACCGGTCCGAAGTCCTCGATCCGTCCGGCGAGATCGGCACAGGTTGCCAAGTGCTGGGCGGCATAGCCATAGCGCTTCTGCCTCCCCTCGTTCAACGTAAAATCGATCATCGCCCGCAGCGCCACTGTTGCGGCGAGCGGATGCTTCTCGGCCAATGTCTCGGCCGCCGGGGCCAGGAATTCGTAGTGATCGCCATCGACCTCGTCCTGCCGCTCGATCAGCAATCGCGCGGCGTGGCCAAGCGATGGCCAGTTCAGAAAGAAGGCCAAGGCGGCCAGCAGGTCCGGGTGCGCGGCGGCGTGCGCCATCGCACGTTCTTCGGCCTCGATGTCGTCGAAATCCGGCAGGCGCTTCAGATAGGCCCGCAGGTGCTCACCCGACAGGTCGCGCTCGAAGCACGCCCAACGGAATGCCTGCGCCTCGTCTTTCCGATCAAGCGCCTCGAGCACGGCAAGTCGGGCGTCCTGCCACTCGGGCGGGATCCAGCCCGCCTCTTTCACCTCGGCCCGCTCGATGAAGCCAAGCGCGTCCCCTGCCCTGCCCGCCGCCAGCAGGCGCTGCGCGATCTCGGCCGCGATCTTCGGGACCTTGCGGGTCTTTGGATCGTACTGCGCAATGAAGCCATCGACATCGCCCTGCACGTCGGCAATGTCCTTCAGCGCCATCTCGACCGTGCTTTGCCGCGCGCGTTCGTCCATTTCGTGGGCATAGCGCGTGCCGCCGCTGCCCCAGCCGACGGCCTGCCACTCGCTCTTTGGCGGCACCGGCACGGGCGTGCGCCCAAGCTCCTCGACCAGTGCCTTCAGATGCGCGACGCCATCGGGGCCCAGCGCAGGGGCGATGATGGCGATCAAGCCGTCATACTGGCCGAAGCCATTGTCCTGCAGCGCATCAAGAACCTGCCGCGCCAGCGCCTCGGGCACAGCACCTGCCGCCTTGGCCACCTCGCCCAGATCGGCGCAGGCCTGGTGGAAGATGTCGATGACGGTGCCGCTGCTGTCGTCGCAGCGTTCGAAAACGGGCTTGGCCAGAGCCATGAATCGCCACAACAGCGCAAGCGCCTCACCAGCATCGTGCGGGGCGATTTGTTCCATGATGGCGCTGCGCTGGGTCTGCAGGTCCTTCACCAGCGGCTTGCGGTTCTGCCAGTTCACGAAGGTCCGTGCCTTCGCGATGCTGGTCAGCCGCTTCGTGATCTCCCGCGCCGCTTCCCTCGGGCCTTCCGCTCCGGCGAGCGCCAGGCGCAGCTTGCGCTTGGCAGCGGCATCGCCAGTGCTGATCTCGATCAGCAGCTGCGCCAGACGCTCAGTGCCGAGCGCCTCCAGGTTCTTTGCATTGAGGGTGGATTTCGACGCCATGTGGATTCCGTTTCTTTTCGCAGACATTAGCAGCGCGGTCGGAAGACCGGAACCTGCGTTCTGATTCGTCCGGGCAATCCTTTCTGCTCACGACTACGATTCAGCCCCTGCGTGAGAATACGCGGATTTTCCTTTTTACACGCAATATCAATGTGTTCGTTGACTAGCCCTCCGCATTGCGCACTGTGGAAGCCAGACAACTCGGAAGCCGATCTCCCATGCCCAAACTCACAAAGCGCATCGTCGACGCCGCAGAAGCCCAAGCCGCCGAATACTTCGTCTGGGACAACGACATCCCCGGCTTCGGACTTCGGGTGCTGCCAAGCGGGCGGAAAGGCTACGTCGTGCAATACCGTGCCGGGCGCCGGTCGCGGCGGATCAGCCTTGGCCCCAGCACGGTTCTGACCTGCGAACAGGCACGCACCCGTGCCATCACCATCGTCGCCGCTGCGCGCAACGGGCAGGACCCTGCTGCCGAGCGCGACGCCGGGCGCAAGGCGATCACCATCAAGGAACTGGCAGAGCGGTTCGACAAGGAACACATCGCGATCCGCGTGAAGGCCAGCACGGGGAAGGAGTATCGCCGGAACCTGCAGCGCTTCATCCTTCCCGCCATCGGGCAGCTGACAGTCACAGGGATCACGCGGGCGGATGTCGCCAAGTTCCACCACGACCTGCGCCACATCCCCTATCAGGCCAACCGCTGCCTCGAGGTGATCTCGAAGATGTTCAGCCTGTCCGAAATGTGGGGCTTGCGTCCAGACGGGACCAACCCGCGCAAGCACATCCGGAAGTACCCCGAGGAAAAGCGCGAACGGTTCCTGAGTGCGGCGGAACTGCGCCGGATCGGCGAGGTGCTGCGCGAGATGGAGGCGGAAGGGGTAGAACTGCCATCGGCCATCCTCGCCGCACGGCTGTTGATCATGACCGGCTGCCGCCTGAACGAGATCATGTCCTTGAAGTGGTCATACATCGATTTCGACAGCCCTGCTTTGCGCCTGCCGGATTCCAAGACCGGGGCGAAGGTCGTCCACGTAGGTCAGCCGGTGGCGGACCTTCTGCGGGACGCCCAGCGTATCGACGGCAACCCGTGGGTCATCACGGGCACCCTGCCCGGCAAGCCCCTGAGCGATCTGCAATCTTTCTGGCAGCGCGTCCGTGCCCGCGCCGGGGTAAAGGACGTCCGCATCCACGACCTGCGCCACACCTTCGCCTCAACGGCCGTGGCCTCGGGTCAGGGATTGCCGATGATCGGCAAGCTCCTTGGCCACACGCAGGTCCAGACCACGGCGCGGTATGCCCATCTTGCCGCCGAACCCGTGCGGATGGCGGCTGATGCCGTCGCGCAGAACCTGCGGCAATCCTTGGGATAA